TTACAGCATCACGGTAATGTCGCTTCCGTTCAGAAAGCTGTAAATCATCCTGCCATCGGCATATATCGTCACATGGTCAAGCATGGCAATGCAGCGGGCATCCGTGAACTCGGCATCGAGGTACTTGAATTCCGTCATTTCAAACAGGAATCCGCTCAGTACATTGGACTTGTACTCTCGGTCATCCCGTTCCTGCTCCAGCGTTTCCAGCTTCGTTTTCAGCTTTTCGTAGTGATCGGCGAGTTCATTGTAGCGCCGGTTGTATTCTTCCTGGTCCTGCGCATGGACGGCATTATCCTCAATGGCTTTCTGAATCAGTCCGGCGATGACTTCCATCTCGTGAGCGGTCTCCGTTATCTTCGCATTTACCTCGGTGCAGTTCTCCAGGTCGTGTTTCACATCACGGATATCATTCAGAAGTGTTTCCCTGTTTTCGTGCAGAATACTGAGCGCTTCAAGGAATCCGTCTTTAAGCCGTTCTTCCGTCACATGCGGGGTACGGCATTTTTCTTCGTTTTTGAACTTGGAATTGCACTGCCAGATGACCTTCCGGTACGGATCGTTGGAATGCCAGACCTTTGAGCCATATACTGAACCGCAGTCTCCGCAGATGACAATCCCGGAAAAGGGGCTGCTGCATTCATGACGTTTACCGCTGGCTTTTCTTCTCTTCATAATGCCCTGAACCTCGTCCCAGGCTCTCGGCTCAATGATAGCCGGGTGGCTGTTTTTCACATAGTACTGTGGCACTTCGCCTTCGTTCTTTTTCTGTTTCTTCGTAAGGAAATCTGTAGTGAACTTCTTCTGAAGCCGGGCGTCACCCTTGTATTTTTCATTGGTGAGAATACTCTCGATGACCTGTGCCTGCCATACCTTTTTCCCGCCGGGTGTTGGAATGCCCTGCGCAGTGAGATAACGGGCTATGTAGCTGGGAGATTTTCCATTACGGAACATCCGGTAGATGAGGTCTACCGTTTTTGCTTCTTCCGGTACGATTTCCGGAAGACCGTCCGTGCCCTTCCGGTAACCGAGGAACTGACCGTATGGAAGGCTGACTTTCCCGTCAGAAAACTGCTTCCGGCGGCCCCATGTGACATTTTCTGAAATCGATCTGCTTTCCTCCTGCGCGAGGGATGACATGATCGTCAGGAGCAATTCGCCCTTGCTGTCGAACGTCCAGATGGCTTCTTTTTCAAAATATACCTCGGTACCGTGCTCTTTCAGCTTGCGGATAGTTGTCAGGCTATCCACGGTGTTTCTGGCAAAACGGCTGACGGATTTGGTAACGATAAGGTCGATTCTGCCGTCCAAGGCGTCCGCAATCATCTCATTGAAACCATCGCGGTGTTTGGTGTTCGTACCGGAGATGCCTTCGTCCGTATACACCTTGACGAAACTCCACTCCGGATTGCTGTTGATATAATTGGTGTAGTAGTCCACCTGCGCCTCATAGCTTGTGAACTGCTCATCGCTGTCCGTAGAAACACGGGCATATCCGGCTACTCTGCGCCGGGTGACCTGTTTCATTGGACGGCGGGTCTGGGGATTGAATGTGGCAGGAATTACTGTCACATTTTTTGCTGTTGCCATGCATGCACCTCCTGTGCGAAATCATAATAGGTTTTGCTGAAAATGTAATGATTCGATTGGGTAAAACGGCGGTATAATGAGAGCGCCGTCAAGCCTTGCTCCGTGCAAGAGCCTTCTGTCGAGCGGCTTCCTTCATCTCCGGCGTCCACGATTCTGCCCGTGAGCGGTCTTGCCACCGTTTTACGATTTCAGAACCGTCTGCTGTAGTAATTACTAGTCTGTTGCCGTTTTCGGCTCTGACAGCCGTTATCTCACCGGGAGCGATGTCTCCAGCAAGCCTTTCAAGCACCGGCTCGGGAACTGCCTTTGACGGGCAGGCGTCCTTTCCGAAGTGATTGTAGGTATCGCATATCCATACTACCCCGGCATGAGTCACCTTGCGGTGATAATGCTTGCCGCAACATCCGCAGGTAATGATTCCTGTGAACGGATAAGATTTCTGCTTTACACCACGGTGGGCATGCTTTTCAGCCCTGCGGGTGAACTCTTTCTGCACAGCGTTCCATGTGTCGATGTCGATAATCGGGTCATGAGTTCCCTGCGCATGATACTTTGGAAGAACCCCGTCATTCTTCAGCGTCCGCTTCGTCAGATAGTTCTCACGATAGGTTTTCTGTAAAATAAGGTTCCCGGTGTAGGAATAGTTTTTCAGAACAGAACTGACAGAACTTTTGCTCCATTGCCCGTTCAGCCTTGTCTTCAGTCCGTCTGCGTTGAGGATCTTTGCAATTGCTTCCACGCCCTTGCCGGAAAGGTAGAGAGAATAGATTCTGCGGACAAGTTCCGCTTCTTCCGGCACAACGATGTATTTGCCGTTTTGCATCCGGTATCCCAGAAGGGTGCCGTCCCAGGGCTTTCCTTCCTCGAAGTTTTTACGAATACGCCATTTCTGATTCTCACTTGCCGACTGGCTCTCCGCCTGTGCGAAGGATGCCAAAATGGACATCATGACCTCACCGTTGCCGGAGAGCGTGTGAATGTTCTGCTCCTCAAAAAAGACATCCACCCCCAGCGCTTTCAGTTCACGGACTGTCTCAAGAAGAGTGACCGTGTTCCTCGCAAAGCGGGAGATGGATTTTGTGATGACCATATCGACATTTCCGGCACGGCATTCTGCCACGAGCCTCTGAAAGTTTTCCCGGCTGTCCTTTGTGCCGGTTTTGGCTTCGTCAGCATAAACGCCTGCGTACTGCCAGCCGGGGTGGTTCTGTATCCGGCTGCTGTATTCGCTGATCTGTGCCGACAGCGAATGGAGCATGGCGTCTTTTCCGGACGAGACCCTGGCATATGCAGCCACCCGTTTCAGCTTCGGTGTCGTATCCGGGAAGTGTACAGTCTCAATGTTTCTACCCATTTTTTCGCCTCCTTTGTATCAATTTGGGGTTACTATATACATCCATATATAATGGGATAAGTCAAGCTACTTCTGCGAATATACTGCCGTCCGGAAGACCGTATTTCTTCGTCAGAATCACGCAGGCTCTTTTGAAATCCGCCTGAGTCAGAAGTCCGTCCTGAACCAGCTTATCGATTAGCGCCAGCGAGGTATGATACATAATCTGCTGCTCCGGACTGTAAGGGTCGGCGGGAAGCAACGTAGCATTCCCGGCAGCAGTATTTTCTTTCCTTGTTTCCATAGCTCTGGAACTCCTTTCCGCACTGCTGACAGGTCAGTGCATAGTATGCTTTTTTCTGTAACGATTCCGGATGCTCCTTCCACCACTGCATACGGCAGGCGTCCGAGCAGAACTTCTTCATTCTGCGGTGCGGTGCCTGCACTACAGGTTTGCCGCAGTTCATACAGCAGATCGTGCCTGGAATGACAGGGTGCCGGCGTATATGGGAGCGTACCGTATTAGGTGATATCCTGAGAATCGAAGCGATTTCCCCGGCGGGTTTACCCTCCATCCGGAGATTGTCTATAGCGATTTTATCCTGCGGTTTCATAGTGTCCTCCTGAAAGAGTACGGAGGATGACCGCACGAGCCATCCTCCGCATCGGTAATGGATTATTCGTTGGGCGGGGTCTTGATTTTCAGACCCTTGATTGCTTCCGGATGAACGAGTTTTGCATCTACACGCTCGGAAGAAATATACGCCACCTGACCGTGGTCGGCGTAGCGCTCGACAAGGCGCTTGATGACACGCTTGCCGCGGTCCCCGATCCAGTAATAGTCGAAGCATCCGAAAAGTACCGGAATGTTGCCGGAGTCGATGACGTCAAGGTTTTTCGTGGTATATACACGGAAACCGGAGAAAGTCTCATATCCATCCTTATCATAGTTCGGATTCCAGATATACCTGCCGTTGGCATATTTCGTTTTATGAAGCTTGAAGTAGGCATCATCCGACATAACGAGAACGCTCTTTTCCCTGTAAGGCTTCCGGACAGAGTAGATCAGGTCGATTACATCGTCAATACAGATATCTCCGACCTCTGCGGAAACGGCACCGACAGATACCTGGGACACGAGTCCTGTCGGTTTGCCGGAGCCGTTTCCACGGAAGAATGCCTCTTCCTCCGCATCACCGATGGCCGCAGACATTTCCTTCAGAATGTAATCTTCGAGATCAATGCCGGAGTCTTCCAGCAGTTCATCGGATACCAGAACCGAGGTTGCCACCTTATAGGCAGAAATCACGGTCTGACCGAAGCAGGGCTCCGTATCCGGATAATCACCGTTTTCATTGACCCACTGCGCCGTGGTATTACTCAGTACGACCGGAATACGCAGGTCATGGGTGGTGGGAATCGTATGGGCGAGACTGCGGAGAATGTTGTGCTCTGTCAGTCCCTCTACCAGCTTATCCTCATACTCATCCGGAACTAGGTATCCGCCGGCACCATCACTGCCTTCTCTGAGAGCATTTTCCGGCATTCCGGTATGCATATGTTCCCAGAACACTTTACTGTAGGCAGCCGCCTTTCTGACAGCTGCATCGTCCGATTTGCGCTCAGCCTTTTTCAGACCGTCAAATTCGGCTTTCATTTCATCGAGATGAGCCTTCAGCTCATCAACACTTCTGATGTTTTCCATTGTGTTTTATCCTCCTATTATTCAGATGCCCCGACGAACACGGAGCAGACGCTCCATTACATCGTCCTGCGGCGTTGCACCGGAAAGTTCTACAGTGCAGTTTTCTTTTACTACCTGGTAAATCTGATACCAGATATTGTTGGCCTGTTTCATATACTCCCGACTGATGTTCACATAGGGAGAATTTGCAACAGACCCGTTTGCGCGTTTTGCGAGGAAACCGTAAGTTGATACATACTCCTCGCACTGAACCCAGCGAGCAGCCGCCATTGCGTACTGCTCAATAATCTGGGTGGGAACGAGATGGTCGCACCTGCGCTCCCGAAGCCAGGTCCAGGTTGTCTTGAAAATGTCCTCTGCACAGAGAACGCTTCCGTCCTTCTGCACGGCCTTCATAAATTCACTGACAGGCGGCATTTCCTCACCGTTCAGTTCTGCAGCATTTTCACCGAAATCCACAACGGTCAGCTTTCTGCCGCCGGGATTGCCGTCTGCCACTTTTTCGGTGATAGCTTTCGGCTTTCTGCCAGCACCGGGACGTGCTCCGCCCCGGCTCGTACCGTCTTTTGCCATGATTGTTTCATCCTTTCTATTGATTTCTTTGATTTTTTGCGTTTGAATTCGCTTTTTTTGTTCACGTGACCCCTCGCCGTTTCCCAGGGGAAAGGGTCGTAGAGATTTGACCTCCCCCTGGGGGGCTGCGTGACAGAGTCCTACGGTGCCATCATCGGTCACCGAGTGCGATGTGTCTCTTGTTGTGACAGGAACGGCAGAGCGCACGGAGGTTTTCTTCATCGTGCGTCCCGCCGCGGGACAGCGGAAGCAAGTGATGTACCTCCGCTGCCGGTGTGAGCCGTCCGGACTCAAGACAGTCTTCGCAGAGCAGATGCGACCGGATGTACCGTTCACGTATTGCTCTCCATGCACCGCGATACTGCCGGACGATCTCCGGATCACGCTGATACCTGTCGTACTTTCTGCGCTCGGTCACCCTATGCTTCTCGCAGTACTGTCCGGCTGTAAGGTTCGGACACCCCGGATAGGAACAGGGTTTCAGTGGCTTTCGGGGCATTCCGTCACCTCCGCGTGAACCGTGCGGGGTTCTTTCAATGAACCGAAACGGTCGAAATCCTCCGGGGTAAGCGACAATGCTTTTGCCCGAAGCCATTCAGACCACTTTCCGATATCCTTCTGCGGAACCCCATCCACAACTTTGACGATTCGCTTTTTATCCTTCCACAGATAAATCGTGGCAGTTGCATCAGCCTTTGACGTATTCACACCGGAAATTTCTATATCATAACCGTTACCGAAGTCACGGTTGATCACGTACTCAAGGTCGATGATAGCAACCCGGTATTCAGAACCGAGCTGCCTGCACAGCGATTTAAGATGGCGGGATAGCGGTTTCATTCTCATTTGGCTAAACCTCCTCTCGTATTTTCTATATATAAAGCACCGCTTTTTCAGCGGCGCGGATTGTCATCTTTTGTCTTGGATTTACGCCATTTTCCCGTCTGCTATGACTTTTGTCCTTTCTGTCACACTGTCCCGTAGACAGCAGATAATTAATAGAAGAAGAAAAAATGGTTTTCTTTCTTTTAATTGCTCATCTGCGTTACATTAAGGACAAAAGGACAAAAAGGACAGAAGTCAGGAAGCAGGCTCATTTTCATAGATACATGGATTGACAATATAGGTCTGCGCAGGCGGTCTGCCTTTTCCGGAGTATGTACCGGCGTCTTTCACGGCGATGTAGCCGTAATCGACAAGATGCTCCAAAACCGGACGAAGGTCATCCACCTTTTTAAAGCTACGGCAGAGGCGCATGATGTCACGATTGTTGAACTCTGCCAGTCCTGTATTTTTGATAGCATTCAGAACGTATTTGCTCTGCTTGACGGTGATATCTGCACCCATCAGCGAAAATGCTGCTCTGGCATGCTCGGTAAAATACCGGGCGATACGGATTGCGTTTGCCATAGTTACGGCATCTATCACCAGGGGTTCCGGCTCTACAAGAAAATCGTGACACCGGAACACAGATGCTCTGCAGAGAAGTCCGGCAATGCGATGCGTATTACCGATGAGCTTTCCTGCCCAATCACTGATATCTGAATACTCGTCTTTCAGTTTCGGCTCCAGCTCCTCGGCGAAAGCTTCTATCATCTCATCCGCCTCCGCCGAAAGCGTGATGATTTCCGGCTCCTTGGGATACTCGTCCTCCAGCATATTTCTGATCTGCGTCTCGTAGGCAAGGCGTACCTCTTTAGGGACCGGCGCGGAACGGTATTTTCTGCTACCAACATAGGAAGTGGGGATGCAATACAGGAATCTCGCTGTAAGACCACGCCCACGGAAGGTATCGTTTTTCATCAGACCGGACAGGACGCTCGGCTGTGCCATGAGAAGTATCGTTAGCGCAGGGTCCATAACGCTTTCGCTGCATCTGCCGATTCTGTCGACCTTGATGGGATCTCCGGAGTACCCTTTGAGCATCACATCGATGTTGACATTTTTCGTATAGATTCCGGCGAGAGTATCGAAGATACCACCCTCGGTGGAGATGATTGCGGCTCTGCCGTCATTTTCGGACAGAACCTGCGTAAGCTTTTCCGTAGTTACATCGTCCACAGTCAGCCGGAGAGGTTTTTTCTCCTTAAATCCGGTAAGTTCCCGGATGATGCTGTCGAGTTCCGCCTGGACGTCTTTTCCCTTGGCAGCCTGATCCTCAAGAGCCTTCTGCCTCCGCTCCAGAATGCGACCGCGCATCTTGCTGGATTCGATCTCTGCCGCTTTCTGCACATTGGTCTCGGACTCAAATATATTTATGGGTCTGACCATAGCATTCTCGACAGCGGATTTTCTTTCGGACGGCTCCATGATGTTCAGCACGAAAGTGTTCACGGGTTCATACCAGTCAGACTTTGCACAGACTTTGTATTTGCCCTGGATGCAGACCGAGATAATAGGAAGTGCCGACGAGGCAGCCATATCCACCGGAGTCTGGGTGCTTTCTGCAAGGGCAGTCACATAATCTGCGATACCCTTCGGCAGAGCGTCTACCGGGAACTCCGGCAAAGTACACTCGTCAAACGGGAGAGGTTTCTCCCATGCGCTTTCTTTCTGCTTTTCTGTATGAACGAGCGTGACCGGTGTTTTCACTCTGCAGTCCTTTCCGCAGTCAAAGCAAAAATGCTCTTTGATGTACTCGCAGGTCACCGGTTTGTTTTCCTGTGCGGCGTGGACATATTTTCTCTGTGTTTCCTCACGGGTATAGCCCGGATACGGACTACTGATTTCATGAACGATGCTTTCGCCATCGGCGGTCTGCGCCAGATTCGTAATAGCGGCATACCACTCCGGCTCCGGCAAGCTTTCGGCATCATCACGGCAGTGCTTAAGGAAAACGCATTTGTCGATCAGTTCCCGTCCGCTGCCCGTCCCCATAAGAGCGAAGCCATCTGTCTCGGTCGTTCCGGCAGACTTTTTTGCAGGCTGGGCAGAGGCATATCCCTCAAAATCGGAAGGGCTGTATCTGTCCTCTGTAAAAGAAGCTACTATGCTGATGGGACGCTCCACAGTTTTATGATTAACGGTGCCGATAGCCCGGAGCATCCGTGGCAAGTCGCTGACACTGTCGAATTTCCACCCGCGCTCATGGAATGCTTTATCCTTCACGAAGCTTTCCCAGCCTTTGACAATCTTTTCGATATAGTCCCGGTCAGACTCGTTGCCGATGTAGAAGATTTCCTTGAACAGCCAGTACGCATGGATTCCGTTTCCGGATTCAATGATGATGGTCGGCTGTATCGGCAGTGCCATAAGAAAACCCATAAGCACTTCCTTCGTCTCCGGGAGGTTCTTTTCCTTATGGGCATCGCCCTTGATGTCGAAATCCGTATATGTTCCGATGACTGCCGAGATATCTTCTCTGTCTCCGCGCCGGAATTCACCAAGAGCGGTCGTTCGGGGATTGACACCGAAATAGGTGTTGCAGGTTTTTCCGGCTTCGACAGCGTATGCAGCCATCTCATCAAGATGTCCGGTATCGAACCACCTTGTTCTGGACTTACCGTTTTCAAGTATCGTTACGGACAGATATCCGTCACGAAGTGAGCCGTAGACGTTATGCAGGAATTCATTTGTTTCCATCCTTTTCACCGCCTTCAGCTTTACGGTTGAGCCAGGCATTGAAGCTGTCAACCGGAATCAATATTCTTGTTCCGATACGGAGCACAGGAAAGCCGGGCTGCTTGACCAGCTCATACGCCTTGGGAAGACTGATACCCATCTGCGAGGACAGTTCCTGCACACTCATTGTTGATCTCTCCATTTGATGTTCCTCCTTCTTTCGTTTTTTCCATATCCACCTACATTTCCGGCGGCCTATACCGTTTCCGTATCTGCTTTCGGGAATATGTCTGCGCTCAGGTGTTCTTCCGTCTTCGCTCAGTCCATACCCTATAGCCGGTGAGTGGGATGTAATTATCAAGGTGCAGCGGGAAGTAACGATATGAGCCGTACTTTTATATTTTGAATTGTACTACTTTCGTCATTACTTGTCAATAGTGCAGAGCATCATAATGTACGATATTGCAAAACTTTTTAGAAATTAGTTACGATTATAGTTGACAAAATAACGAACGGCGTGTTATGATTTTCGCAGAGGTGATGATTTTATGGCAACTATGGGAGAAAGAATCAAACAATTACGCAAAGAGAACGGTATGACACAGACCGCTCTTGCTGAGGCACTTGGAGTAACGAAAGGAACGGTATCCACCTGGGAAACAAACAGCAGGACTCCGAGTTTTGAAGCACTCGACAGCATGAGTGATATTTTTAAGAGAAGCTTTGACTATATAATGGGCCGTTCCGATGACGCTACTCCGAGAGTTCAGAGCGAACAGGAAGTGGAGAATCTGGCACTGTCCCAGGTTGAAGACGATCTGACAGAATACGCTCTGAAATATGCCAGACTTGACGGGTACGGACGTGAGGCTGTGGAAGCCATTATTCGTGCGGAATATAACAGATGCCGCGCCGAGAATACCCTTGCTACTGCTTCGGCTTATTACGGTAGCATTTCCGTACGGAGAGAAACAACGGAAGACTAAAATTAAAAGCAAAAACATCGGTTCAGACAGAAACTACTTCTGCTTGAACCGGTGTTTTTGCTTGCGCGAATAGTCAGCCAGAGTGCAAACTGCTTGTCACAAAGAATATTCGTGCGTTTTAACGAATATACTCTTGTTTTCCGGAGTTTTTCGTCATATAATATAAAATATCGACATTGTTTATTCATCCAGGTGGATTGCAAAAGTATCTTCCAGTTTGCACGATTAATTTCCGGGTTTCCAAAAGCCTTGCAAGATTTAATTCCGGGAAAGTAGTTCAACCCTCGAAAGCCGGAAGTAAGTTTTACAAACATTAGCCAAACCGGAATTTACTCTTACAAAGGGAATTGAATATTGCCAGCGGATGTGCTAGCATGAATACCAACAGGACACCCACTGTAAAAATAGGCATGCCAAGCGGAGATCGAAGCGTTTTTGCAAAATTTGCAAAAGTTACTTCCACCCCTGAAAACGGATATTCCGAATGGCGGCAGCTTGTTTTTACTTCTTGAGCAGGCGGGGTGTCAGGTTAATATTATTTGCAGGGATCTCCTGAATGCCGAGAGACGGCAGAATGGTTTCGCCGTACAAGAAGCTGAACAACCGGTGTGCTGACTGGTTATTCAGCTTCTTTCTCGTATAGGAGTTAATGTGGCTCATCATACGCAGAATGTCACTTTGTTGTAAGTGGTCAAAGGATGTACCCTTGGGAAGAATCCGGCGAATGAACTCATGGGTGACTTCACAGCCACCCTTTTGGTCAGAGCGCTGCGGATCGCAGTAGAAAACTCTGCTCCGTACTTCTCCAAATTGGGTACACTCAATGGACACGGGGTCGGTAAATTCGCTGCCCCTGTCCGTCAGGATAATCGAGAACAAGCGACAATACTGCTCGTGTCCAAGGACTTCATACAGCCATTCAAAGACCTCTGTGACAGACCTTGCGGTGTTCCGGTCTCTCAAGAATGCCAGCATGAGATTCGAGTTTCGGAAGAATACCGTCAGCAGCACCTTGCCGCCTTTGCGTCCCTCTACAGAGTCGATCTCCACGACAGGAATATCCGGATTGTCTACGGTATATTCAAGAAAATCCTCGTAGGTTCTGCCCAGATGACACTGCTTGTCTACCCGAACAGATGGTTTCTTCTTGCGCACTTTGTAGCGCACTTTCCTGGGCAAATCAATGTTTCCCACAGACAGGAGCCCAGCGTCCACATAGTTGTAGATGGTCCTTTCGTCCAACATGATTTCATCCGCATTATTCACGCAGATTTGGTGAATGGATTGCCCTTGTTTAATAAGCGGGGAGATGATTTGGTCGATCCGATCCAGCTCTGTCGGTGTTACAGCAAAACCTTGCCGGGACTCGCTGCGGGTCGCTTCATATTCTTTCTGGGCGGATTTTGCTTCGTAAAGATGACGCTCCAATTTACAACTCATGCGTTGCTGGCAACCGTTACAAACATAGGGCGGCTTGCACAGCTTGGAGCATTGAGCCTGCTGAAAGTCGGGGCATGCCTCAAAGCACTTGGCCCGATAGCAAGAGTTACAAGGTTTTCCAAACGTGAGCTTGCAAGGGTTGCACAAATCGCCGTAGTGCTTGCAATCCTTGCGGATAACGCACGGATTGTACCCTCCGGCTTGCTTGAGCTTGATATGGGTGCGAACCTCTTTGGAAATGGTTGTAGGGTCTTTCTCTAATTCTGTTGCAATGGCAGAAAAGCTTTTTCGCTCTCTGAGGCCTACCTCAATGGCGATCCGGTCACTGAGGGTTAAGTGTGAATTCTTAGCCATGGTTTTCTCCGTTTCTGCGCTGCCGCCATCCGGAGAAGACGAAGGGGCTCTGCCCCTTAAACCCCGAGGTTTATCGCTTTTGTTTCCAAGAAGGCAGCAAAAAAGGCAGCATCCATTAAAGATGCTGCCTTCCCGCAAATCCTATGTGCCGCTCAGGACGCTCCGCAGCGTTGCCCTATCCTGCACATAGGTAAAGTGGTATTATTATAAATTACCGTTGGATGCGAGTCAAGATCTACTGCAATATTTGTAAGAGTTACTTCCGTGCGCTTTTTGCAAGATTAACTTCAGCTTGACTACACGTCCAACCGGAATTTAGTTTTTCAATTGAGGGTTTATTCATCCATGAGGTGTATGCCATGAAAGTTAGCTATAAAAAACTCTGGAAGATGCTGATCGACAAGGATATGTTGAAGAAGGATCTTCAAGCGAAAGCACATATCAGCTGGACATCTGTAACTAAAATGTCAAAGGGCGAGGATGTCAGCATGGAAGTACTGAAAAAAGTATGCAAGGCGCTTGAATGTGATATCGGAGACATTATCGAGATGATTCCGGACGATGAAGACGCCCAAGTCTAA